GGGGACGGTGCAGCGCTGAGGCCGGGCAGGACCGTCGGCTGCGGCAGTTCCACCTGGCCGCTGGTTCGGTCGATGCGCATCGCGTCGAAGAAGGCCGACCCGTCCGGGCTGACCTTGAAGCTGAAGTCGTCGTTGCCGAGCAACCCGATCAGCGCCCGTGCCGAAAACCCAGTCTTGAAGGCGAAAGCGGCGTCATTCCCGGCGGCGGCCTTGTTCACAGTGGCCTCGATGCCCGCGCCAGCGTTGTTCAACAGCACAGCAGGCGTGTTGACCGAGAGCCGGTTGTAGCTGTCGGACGTCGCCCCGCCGAGGCCCAGCAGTTGTGCGATGAGGTTCGCCTGGGGCATGCCAACCTGCGTGACGGCATTGGCGAAGGTGACGGTCGGCGTGTTGACCACCGTCGTGCCATTCGCGCCGGAGGTCGCGGGGCCGATGTTGACGACCGTGTTCGACCCCGATGCGCCGCCGGTGCCAAGGTTCACGGTCTTGGTGAGGCCGGTGGTCGTCGCCCCGGTGCCCATTCCGTAGGTCGCCGTGCCCGTCGCCGTGCCGATGGTTCGGTCGCATAGGTGAACTCGCCTGAGGCGGGGATCATTGTCACCGCCTTGACCAGCCCCTCGGCGGTGTCGGGATCCGCAAGCGGCCGGAACACCTCGAAGCTGAGCTGCGGCAGGCGGTTGCCGTAGGTCGAGAGCGGCAGTTCCTCGAAGACGACATAGGCCGTACCGCGATAGGCAGGCGTATTGGCCGCCCCCATCTTGGCGGCGATGAACGGGTCGGCTGCTTGCGCCTCGTTCCCCGGATACCAGCGCCAGGTGATGCCGGTCATGTCGAGCGGCTTGCCGTCGGCCCAGATGCGGCCGATGCCGGTGATTCCCCGCCCTGCCGGGCCTCCTCCGCCTCCATTCTCTCCACCGGAGAGAATGGTCCCTCCGGGACCGGCTTCGGAGCCTTCGCAGAGCGCGACCGCAAAGCTGGCATAGTAGAGATACTCGGTCGTCTGGACCCTCCCGCCGCCACCGCCCTTGCCGCCGCCCTGCGTCGTGGTCTTCGTCTCTTCACGGAAATCGGTGGCCCAGATGATGTTGCCGCCGATCCGCATCCGGCCGTAGAGCCGGGGGATGATCGCCCATTCGGTCGCGGACGTGATCCGCAGGGAATCCAGCCGCTGACCCTCGATCTTCTGGGCAGGCGCCAGCGAGGACACGATCCAGCTGTCGACGACCGAGCCGATGGTGGAGCCGATGAAGCCGCCGATGGTCGCGGCACTGACGCCGAGGATCGCGCCACCGATCGAGCCGCCGATGGCAGCACCGGCAGCGCCGAGAATGAGAGTGGCCATGTCGGGGCCTCAGCGTTGCGGAAACAGGAAGGCGAAGGCGATGCGCCGCCGCCAGGCTTGGGTGAGCGGTTCCTCGATCACGCCGAGTCGCTCGTAGGCATGGAGGAAAGTGTCGGGGCCAGTCAGGATCCCGACATGTTTGGCGATGGCGCAGGGCATCATCCGAAAGAGGACCAGCGCGCCGGGACCGGCATTTGCCGGGGCGACCTCGGGCATCATGCGGCGCGCGCCTTCGGCCAGCACCTCGCGAGGACCGGTCTCGCCCCAGTCCCGGCTGTAGGGCGGGATCGGAAACGGCTCGGGGCCCACGACTTCGCGCCAGACGCCGCGCGCCAGCCCGAGGCAGTCGCAGCCGACGCCGCGCAGGCTCGCCTGGTCGTGATACGGCGTGTCGAGCCACGCGCGCGCTGCCGCGATCACCTTGTCCGGATCAGCGGTTTTCACAGCACGCCTCCATCATGGCCACCGTCCTTCGTCGCATAGCGCAGGACGGCATCCTGGCCGGGGATATGCGGAAAGCCCCGGAAACTGGCGGTGTTGGCGAACTTCGCGCCGCAGGTCTCGATCCGCTTGTCGCAGCCCGCGCGGATCGTGAAGCTGTCGTCCTCGGCTATGGCCCGCACCGGTGCCTCGAGCAGGGTCAGCACGGCGATGCCGTCCGTGACGTCATGGCCCAGCACCTCGGTGCGCCGCCCAGCATTCGCGCCGCTCGTCCAGTCCAGCGTGCCGAATGTGAACCAGCCAACCTCGAAGGCGCCGAGACCGGAGGCGGTGAACGCGCGGTCGCGCAGCAGATCAACCACAGCACCCGCGCCCTTGAAGGCGGGGTCCTCGAGATCGACGCCGCAGCGCGCATCGCCGAGCGCGGCATCGCAGGTCGCTTGGAAGGTCCGCCCGACAGTCTGGCCGAGGACATGGGCGAGCGAGCGGACCTCGGCCACGAAGGCCAGCCGCCCGCGCCTGATCTGCCCAAGGGCGCCGCGCCGCATTAGAACACGTTGGCCCGTGTCGGCCCAGTTCACCCGCCAGACCTCGACCGCCGCGTTGTCCCAGCGGCCATCGAGGATGTCGGTCTCGGTGATGCGGTCCGAAGTCAGCACGCCTTCCGCGTCCTGCGCATCGACGGACAGGTCGGAACCCGAGCGCACCTCGGAGGCCGTCAGCCCGCTCTCGGGTTCGAAATCGGTGCCGTCGAAGCTGAGCGTCCGGTCGTGATCGGTGAAGCCGAAGGTGACACCATCGGCCCGGGCGATCCGCCAGCACCACGCGAGTGTGGTCGTGCCCTCGTCGAGATGGGTCTGCAGCGCGGGCGGAAGGGATTTCACTTCCGCCCCCAGCCGCGAAGCAATGCCAGAGAGGCCAGCGCGGACGACACCACACCACCGCCAGCGCCGGTCAGGGCATAGAGATTGAAGGGCCTCAGGTCGAAGGTGCCGGTCGCCAGATCGAAATCAGCCAGACCGGCCATCGCCAGACCAGAGGCCGCCAGACAGGCAAGGTAGATCAGCCCACGCGCGAGGTTCCAGTTCATGATGTTGCCTTTCCTTTGAAATGGTCCAACAGCCTCCGCCACCAAGACGGGGCAACAATGGTTTGCGTCGGCACCGGCGCGCTTTCGGGACGCAGCAGCGCCAGCGCCTCGTCCTCGGTCAGGCGCCGGATTGGTCGCGAGAAATCGACCCAGCCGTCGCGGTCGACCGACCAGACCGGAATAGTACCGGTCGGATAGTGGCCCTTGGCGAAGAGGTCGCGCTCGGCCTCGCGGCGCGGGCGGATCGCGGCAGGCTTGAGCCAGCCCATGAAGGCTGCTGCCGCAGCAGCCCGGTCGCCCGCGTTCAGGTGCCGGGTGAGCGCCGCCTTGGCGATGCCGCCTGTGTTGTAATGGAAGGAGACCAGCGCATCGAATTCGTGCCGCTCGAGCGGCACCTTCACGGCGCGCAAAACGTCAGCCTCGTAACGCGCGAGGTCGGCCTGGAAGACCCGGAACGCCTCGCGGATCGCGGCATCGAGATCGGCGGGCATGCCGCGCGGCATCGTGGCGGGATCGGGTGCCCCGGCGGCAACCGTGTGGCCGATGCCGAAGGTCCACACCTGTTTCACATCGAGATAGGGTCCGGGCACGATCCCTTCGTGCCGGACCAGGGCCAGAAGGCCGCGATCAGACATTTTCTTGGCAGTCATCTGCATGGAAGTCACCCCAGAAGCGAGAGGATCAGGATCAGCGCGGCGACGGCGATGCCGACGCCCAGTCGGTGGCGGAAGGCCTGGCCGGGATCGGACGGGTCGCAGCGCAGGGAGCGCGCGAGGCGGAGAAGGTCATGCATCGCCATCGCCTTTCCCGGCGTGGCGCAGTCGGGCGAGCAGCACCTCGATGAAGGCCGGACCGAAGACGCCGACCAGATAGGCGGCCGAGCCAGCCGCGCCCCCGGCCGGGATCGCCTCGGGCGGCAGGCCGAGCCAACGGGTGATGATCGCCATCGACAGGCTGCCCATCCCGGCTGCGATCAGACCGCCGAGCAGGATGTGGCGCAGCGCGTCGCGCAGCCGCATCTTCGTGGTCAGCGCGTTGGTCGCTCCGCCGAGCGCGCCCCAGGCGGCGAGGATCACCGCCGTGGAGGCGAGCAGTTCCTTCAGCGCCGCCGCCAGAAATCCGGTTTCATCATTCATCGTCGGATCTCCAGAAGCGGGATGGAGGTGATCGAGCCAAGCCGCTCGAGATCGAGCGTTACGTCGAGCACGTCGGTGTCGAAGCGGACCGGGACATCGAACTCGAAGCCTGCGGTGATCGCGACGCCCGCGCCCGGCGCGGTGGTGAAGGTGATGACGCCGGTCGTGGTATCGACGGACCAGCCGGACGCTTGGGGTGCGCCATTCAGAGCGACGGTGACCGAGCCCGCGACCGGCTTGGCGATGGTCCGCACCCATGTCTGGCTGCCCGAGGCGTAGCGCTTCACCAGCTGGAAAGTCGTCGTCGCACCGTCGCCGGTGCCAATCACCTGGTCGGTCGGTGCGGTTGTCCCCGAAGGCAGGCAGGATTTGTGGTCGCCCCAGTCCTTGAAGCGGAACCCGTAGAGCCGCCCGTTGCGGGCCTCGAAGAAGGCGACGACCGCCGCCAGATCGTCGGCGCGGCGGATGCCGTAGGCGACATCGTAGCGGCGGCGCGAATTGGCCCAGCTGGCGTTGCGCTCCTCGTCGCCCGAGGCCAATTCGACGATCTGGGTGCGCCGCTCGGGTCCGCCCCGCGCGCCCCGGCTGATGTTGTCCGGAAACCGGACCTCATGGAACGCCATCAATTCTCTCCGTGGTTCGTGCTCTGGCCCCCGCAACCGGTTCCCACTTGCGGGGTCGCACTCACATGCCCCTCCGCCCGAGCGAGACCGCCCGGGCGATGTCCGCCGCGACCTGCGTGCGGGACTGTCGGAAGCTCTCGGCGTCGCGGGCCATGATGGTGACGTTGATCCCGCCGCCCGCGCCGTAGCTCTGTGCCTCGCGACGCGAGAGCACCTGTTCGCCCCGCTGCAGGATTGCCGGAACCTCGTCGTGCCGAAGCCCGACAGCGCCGCCCGAATGCATCCGCGGCGCGGCGGCGAAGGCCATGGCCGGGACCATGCGCGAGGGGCCGGACGATCCGACCATGCCGCCCGCGTGCAGGATGTTGGCGAAGATCCCGCCCGCGCCGCCAAGCGCGCCCGAGAGCGCGTTGGCGATGGGACCGAGGATGAAGCGCCGCGCCGCCAGCTTCGCCAGATCGGCAATGAGCGAGGTCACCAGATCGCGGAAGTTCAGCTTGCCGGTCTTCACGAACTCACCGACCGCATCTTCGGCGGACTGAAACGCGCTGACGAGGCTCTGGCCGATATCGCCGCCAATCTCCCGCGCCCTGCTTGCATAATCCGA